CTCTTCATTTCGATACAAACAATCACGCCGGTTTGTTTTTGTATTGGCTTACCTATGCCATTCTATCTTCCTTAAATGCTGATTAGAGGAAGCTATAGGCCTAGTGTTTATGCGGGTCTCAGCGATAGTAAGCACTAACTATTTCACTGTATGTATGTACAGGTTTTGGCTGGCGGGGGGGAGGGGGTGCGGGAGACAAATTTTCGGCAGTTCCCATTCCCCCTTACTAGAAAAAAAACTAAGAATGAGCCAGCTCTATGTCTGAGACCCCGTTTCTCTAAAAAACAAACACGCTTGATTGTTTTACTTTTGATGAATAACCGTATTAGAATGTGAGTGCTTACTAACCTGTGGTGGCAAAGCTGTCCTACTCTGACGACAGAAAAGAGGAGATCAAAGCCCGTAAGAAGGCTGTCCGTGATACTGCTCGCGCTGAGAAACAGGCTATGGCTAAGATGACCCGTTCTCAACAGCAGATCCGTTTGGCTGAGTTGAAGACCGAATTTTTGACTCACTCCTCCCTTGATCGCTACGTTCGTAAGCTTTTTGACATCGCCTTGGATGATGACCATAACGGGCAGTTGGGGGCTATTAAGATCATTGCCGACCGTATTCTTCCGACTGCTTCTTTTGGTGGGGAGAATAAAACCAGCAATGCAGTCCAGATTAATATCTCCGGACTTCAGATAGACTCCGTGGAGGAAAAAGAAGTGCCTCCGGTAAGCCTACAGTGACGACGCTCGACTTATCTTTGTTGCCGTGGCAACAGGACGTGATGAGATCCGAGGCCCGTTTTAAGTGCGTGGCGGCAGGCCGACGAACAGGGAAGTCCTATCTAGCCGCTATTTCTCTTATCCTCGCCGCTTTAGATGATAAACCCGGAAAGGTCTTTTACGTTGCGCCGACACAGGGTCAAGCGCGCGACGTTCTCTGGCACACCATCTTTGATATAGCCAACGACATTATTGAAAGAAGCCACATCAACAACTTAGAAATCACTTTAGCCGGTGGCAATACTATTTACCTGAAGGGAGCAGATAGACCTGACTCCCTCCGGGGCGTTTCCTTAAAACATTTAGTTCTAGATGAGTACGCTTTTATGAAGCCTGACGTGTTTGAGTCTATTCTCAGACCCGCCTTGGCCGACCAAAAAGGAACAATGATCGCCATTGGTACTCCCGAGGGTCGAAATCACTTCTACGACATGTTCACTGGGTCTGATTCTTGGGAGGGATGGGAGAATTTCCACTACACGTCCTTTGATAACCCCCTTGTTGACAAATCTGAGATAGAACACGCCCGTCAAACCCTACCGGCGTGGGCATTTGCCCAAGAATTCATGGCTTCTTTTGACGCTAGGACGGGTGGAATCTTTGATGCTGACAGCTTCCTGTACCACGAAGAGTGTAAGGAGATCGGAGACCATTATATCTCTATTGACTTGGCTGGATTTAAGCAACAGGGCCAGCGAAAAGCCAAGAAGCGCGATAACTCTGCCATTGCGGTGACAAAAGTAACTCCTGATGGCAAATGGTGGGTTCAAGATATGATCTACGGCCAGTGGAGCCTAGACGAAACCTGCCAGAATATCTTTGCCGCTGTAGAAAAGTACCGGCCTATTAAGGTTGGGGTTGAGAGAGGTATTGCACAGCAGGCGGTTATGTCTCCCCTTGGGGATCTAATGCGCCGTAAAGGAAGAATGTTCCACATAGAACTATTAACCCACGGAAATCAGAAAAAAGAAGACCGAATTGCGTGGGCGTTAGAGGGGAGATTTGCCAACGGCATGATCTCGCTAAAGAAGGCGGCTTGGAACGACAGGCTCGTAGACGAGGCGGCTAACTTCCCCTCCACCCTTGTCCACGATGACCTTATCGATGCACTTTCATACGCCGACCAGATGGCGCAGATTGCTTACCTAGACGGAATTGAATTGGCCGACGAGTGGGAAGCTCTCGACGTGGCCGTAGGATATTAAATGACTGATTTAGAACATATTGGAATCGACCAAGGTCTGACAGAGTGGGTTGAAACACTTACGACCGAATGGCGAGAACATTACGAGTCTAATTATGAAGCCAAGCAGGACGAATATTACCGACTTTGGCGTGGGATTTGGGCCGAAGATGACAAGACCCGCCAATCAGAGCGTAGCCGCATCATTGCTCCCGCCTTACAGCAGGCAGTTGAGAGTGCGGTAGCAGAAATAGAGACCGCTTCATTTAGTCAGGCATTCATGTTTGACATTGATGACGCTAAAAAGACTCCACCCCCACCCCCTCAAGGTCAACCTCCTCAGATGATGCCCCCCGAGGCCATGCAGGGGATGGGTGGTGGTCAACAAATGCCACCCCAAATGGCTCAAGGCCCACAAAATCAGCCGACAATGGAAGAATCTTTGGCTGTCAGAGACCAATTACACAAGGATATAGAGCGCGCTAACTACCGAGCGGCTATTGGGGAGATATTAATCAACGCCGCAGTGTATGGAACAGGCATTGGTGAGATCTCTATAGAAGATTCTAAGGAATATGTGCCAAGCACCCAGCCATTAGACGGTATGCCCCAAGAGGCAAGCCTTGTTGAGTATGGTGTAGAGACAAAAAGCAGGCCGTTGGTCAAGCTGACCCCTGTACAGCCTAAAAACTTCCTCATTGACCCCAATGCTACCTGTGTAACCAGTGCTATGGGTGTCTGTATTGAAGAGTTTGTTGGAATACACACTGTTGAACAGCTACAAGAGTCTGGTGTTTACCGTGATATAGACATTGGTGTGGACCCTAGTGACCCAGATATTGATGCTGACTCAGAATTGACCAATCAGCCTGTTAGAAAGGTAAGGATTAAGCGGTATTACGGGTTAGTGCCTACTGACTTATTAAAGGAAGAGGGCGTTGACTCTGAAGACCTAGAAGATGGCAAGTACACAGAGGCAGTTGTTGTTGTTGCTAACGGCGAAATCCTCAAAGCACAGGCAAATCCCTATATGTGCCAAGATCGGCCTATTGCGGCCTTCCCTTGGGACGTAGTACCCAGCCGGTTCTGGGGTCGTGGTGTCTGTGAGAAGGGTTACATGTCTCAGAAGGCATTAGACGCCGAAATGAGAGCAAGGATTGATGCACTAGCACTTGACTACCCACCCAATGATGGCAGTAGACGCCACCCGAATCCCAAGAGGGGACAAATTCGAGGTCCGTCCCGGCAAGATGATCCTAACTAACGGCTCACCGTCAAGAAGTCCATCATGCCCTTTAAGTTTGGGCAGGTAGATCAGATCAGTTTCAACCAAGCTCAGAACCTACAGATGATGGTTCAGCAGGCTACAGGCTCACAGGACGCCGCTGAGATGGCGAAAGGCCCATCAAGCGACACAACTGCCGCTGGTATCTCAATGAGCATGGGCGCGGTTATGAAGCGTCAGAGAAGGACACTGGTCAACTTCCAAGAATCCTTCTTTAAGCCACTAATCAAGAAGACTGCTTGGCGTTACATGCAGTTCGATCCAGAGAAGTACCCATCAAAGGATTATCACTTCTCAGTTATCTCTAGCTTGGGTGTTATTGCTAGGGAGTATGAGGTTCAGCAGTTAGCTCAGATCTTACAGGTGGTGCCACCACAGTCTCCTATTCATGGAGCTATGGTTAAGGCCATCATTGAACACATGAATGTGACTTCAGCAAAGAGAAACTGCTGGAGGTTGTAGATCAAGCTAGTCAGCCCAACCCTCAAGCCGAGCAAATGCAACAGCAACAGATGCAAGCGCAGATGCAATTACAGCAAGCCCAGACTGCTGTACTCATGGCGCAGGCTGAAGAAGCTGAAGCACGGGCGGCTAAGTACATGACTGAGATAGATGTCATGCCTAAAGAGATGGCATTGAAGTACTCAGACATGGACAAAGACGGCAAGGTTGATGATGACTTTGAGAAGAAGATCCAGCTAGCCAACATGCTGATGCAAGAAGACAAGTGGCAAGTCGAGAAAGAAGAGCGTCAGCAGAACATGCAGAACAAGATGGGCGAGCAAGAAATGCTCCAGCAAATGCTACAGCCACAGCCTCAACAGGGGCCACCAATGATTGAGGAACAACCCCTGCAATGAGTGCTGATGCTATTAGCTTAGTCACGATCATTGCGTTAATTCGCAAGGAGATTGCTGAGTCTCGCGTTGAGGGCCCAGGCAGGCAAAGATGGTAAGCAGGGCGGTACAGGTGAGCGCGGTGCAAAAGGTGACACCGGCCCACAAGGTAAGGCTGGCCCTAAAGGTGGTGACGGCAAGCAGGGTAAGGCTGGTAAGGATGGCAAAGACGGCAAGGACGGTAAGGTGCTGAAGAAGCTGTAGGCATTGCTAACATTGAGCAGGATGTTGATGACGCCATCATTGTCACTATGACTGATGGTGAGACCTACACCATTGAGATGCCGCTAGGTAAGAACACAGAGGTTCACTACAAGGTAAGTGGTGGTAGCAGTGGTGGTGGATCAGGCACTGTAGACTTATCTGGTTATGTAGAAAAGCCCACCAGCAACACAGCTTGGATGGTGTACAAGAAGGGCGCACCAAACAAAGGCTGGTCACCTGTTACCACTGACCTAGTAGCTACTAACTCCGATGTTGTGTTTAGAGATTCTAAGGGGCGATTTAAGTCTACCAATAATGTTCCTGAGCTTAACAATCAGCTTGAGGTAAACCGCTGGTTCCTTGAGCAGATTGAAGGCATTGAAGAGTTAGAAACTACGCAAGAGGCCATCATTGATCAGATTGACAAAAGCCTTGATGACCAAGCAAAGATTGTTGCCAAGGTAGAAGAGCTTTCTGTCACTAAGGGCGCAGTGGCCCGATACACGGTCAAGGGTACAGAGGTTAATGTAGCCACTAGGAATGGTGAGCTATATGTCGACAGTCCTAATGCGGCAGATGTTACCTTCATTAGCTTTGCGCCATTTGACTCAAACGGACAGGCCACTAAGCCTGCAAACCCTGATGACATAGTTGAGTTCGTCGAAGCGGTTGGCTCTAGGAATGCTGGTGAGATTACTCGGTACAAGGTAGTCAGCGGAGATTATAACGCGCTGGCAGTTGAGTACCTGTCAGGCACTAACAACTTTGAGGTGGATGAGGCTGAAGAGGTTTATGTCTACCCACAGAATCAGGCAGGCGTTAGCCAAGAGTATGTAGATCAGGGGCTTTCATCTAAGCTAGATAACTCAGGAGCTAACCAGCTACCTGATGACACTGATTGGAAGATTAGGCAACACACCTCAGAAGGCAAGAACAAGACACTGATACACGGCGTTGGTGGTCGGCTTGGCGTTTATAACTTAAAGGAGCCTACCGAGTCACATCATGCGGCCACTAAGAGCTATGTAGATTCTAGGTCTAATGCTGGCGATGGTGTCTCTGCTTCTAGACCACCCGGACTTAAGTTTATGTGCAGTATCGTTAACTTGCCGAATGGGTATTTCCAGTGGTGGGTAAAGGAAAGCACGGGTAATCAGCACCTAGAGCTTGCCACTACAGATAGAGATGGCATTGCTTGGGGAACTAATACGCCCCGTGAAGACGTTCGCTATAGCGATAACGTACCTTTCACTATCTGGGAAGTATCAGGTGGTGGGTGGAAGATGAGGGTAACAGGCACTATCAGCAGGATTGATTTTCATCCTGACCACGCTCTTTGCTATGTCTCCAGCAAGACTGCCCTGAATGGAGGCAACTTTGCTAATGGGTCTGGGCCTTACTACATAACCATCTCAGGGATCTTTTGATGAAGCTGGAGGCTTTGTGAGTTGGCAACAGATCCTATACAGATTGGGGGCATCACTTGGCCCAACCAATTCCAGAAGCCCACTGGCATTGTTGCAGGCGCGGCCAATCCCGCTATGGACCCGCAGAACCTTAACAACAGTCAGATACCTGCTGACTCATCAAAGGTTCCTTATGCCGCCAAAGGCATTGACACAGTACCTAGCACTGATTCAACCAAGGGGCGCGTCATTGACGTGCGAGTGTGAGATATGAAGCCAGTAGACCAAAACACATTTGATGAACTCCGCTCTAATGCCGAGCGTTTGTTTACAGAGATGAAGGTGAGGCTGGACAAGGCTGACCAGAAGCTACTGGCTACAGAGAAGAAAATTAAAGAGCTAGAGAAGTTTATAGCTTCACTGGCAGAGGAGGCCGCTTGATCTCAGAAAGAGAAGAAGAGCAGGCAAGAGATCTATTTAATATGCCGGGTTGGAAAAACTTGGTAGATGAGTGGGAAGAGCAGATACAGATGTGCAATCTGGATTCTTGCAACACTCTTGAAGATTTGCACTTTCAAAAGGGACGGCTTGCTGTCCTTAGAATGATGCTGAACTTTGAAAACTATATTAAAAATATTACGGAAGATGATGATGAAGATCCCACCTTCCAATAAGAACTCGCCTCATTCGGGGGCGATAGCAGGGGAACCTTATGGAAAACCCCCTGTTCAATTTTCCGACAACCCTTTAAAGGAACGGAGATAGCATGGCAGAACTACTTGACGTTGAGCAACAGCCAGAAATGGAACTTGAAGAAGGCGAAACTCTTGGCAATTTAGAGGAGGAGAACCCCTCAGATTATGAGTCTGTAGAGGAACCACCTGAACAGCAAGAAGAGCCTGAGCAAGATAACCCAGATAGATTTGCTGGTAGGTCACATGAAGAACTATTGGAGATGGTGCGCGAGCAGGATCGACGAATAGGCCAACAAGGAAACGAGTTGGGCAACATGCGACAAACCTTTGAAGCTATGGCTAGAACTCAGTCTGTTCCAGACCAACCGGAACCAGAGCCAGTAGAAGAAGCAGACTTTTTTGTTGATCCTCAGAAAGCAGTAGATCAGAGAATCAGCAATCACCCTGCTTTGAAGCAAGCCCAAGAGACAGCTCAGAAACTGAACTATGCTCAAGGCTTGGCTACTCTGCAACAACGGCATCCTGATGTGAAAGAAGTATTACAAAGCCCAGAGTTTGGTCAATGGGTTCAAGGTAATGCGGCGCGTGTACGGAGGTTTCAGTACGCAGATCAATCAGGTGATGTTGATGAAGCTGATGATCTTATCTCAACCTTCAAACAGTTGAATAAGACAGTTGCTACCGCGAAAGCGGCAGAGAAGACTGCTCAGAAGAAAGCCGTAAGAGCCGCCGCAGTTAGTGGCCCTCGCGGTAATGCAGACGCGGCATCGTCAAAGCGGGTTTACCGCCGTGCCGATATTCGACAACTAATGCAGTCAGACCCCGACCGCTATGAAGCCCTCCAACCGGAGATCATGGCGGCTTACGCAGAGGGGAGAGTGCGAGATTAATCCTTAAAGGAGAGTCATAATGGCTTTAGATGGAACATACGCTACTGGTTCAAGCGTTAATAACACGAACCACGCAACATTCATTCCTAAGTTATGGAGTGATGAGATCATTGCTGAGTACGAGAAGTCCTTGGTAATGAAGCCACTCGTTAAGTCGCTGAAGATGGCTGGCAAGAAGGGAGATACTATTAATATCCCTATGCCACTGCGCGGATCGGCTAATCAGAAGGTAACAGAGACTCAGGTAACACTGGTTGCTGACACTTCTGGTAACAAGCAGATCACTGTAGATCAGCATTGGGAGTACAGCCGCTTGATTGAGGACATTACCTCAGTACAGGCACTGGCTTCTATGCGTAAGTTCTACACGCAGGACGCTGGTTACGCATTAGCAACCAAGGTTGATGCTGACCTGATTGCTACTGCTATTGCTAACTTCACTAATGTAGGTATGGCATCAGATACAGGGCTTGTTGTCCCTGCTGTTGCTGGTTCTGCTGGTGATTTTAACGATCAGCCTTCCGAGATGCTATTCAACTCTTGGATGATGCAGATGTACCAATGGATAACCGTAAGTTAGTTATCCCACCAGCCGCTCGTAACCAGATCATGGGCATTGATCGCTATGTATCTAGTGACTTTGTTAATGGTAAGGGCGTAGTTAACGGCAAGATCGGTGAGCTATACGGCATCAATGTATTTGTCTCTACTAACCTGCCTGCTAACGCGATGGCGAGAAGCCTTGCTTGTTGTTCCACACAGATGCTCTGGTAATTGCTGAGCAGATGGCTGTGCGAACACAGACCCAATACAAGCAGGAGTACTTGCAGACTTGATGACTGCTGATACCCTCTATGGTGAAGATGTATACCGTGAAGATTCAGGTGTAGTTATCTACGTTGCTGGCTAAATAGCAACTTAAAGTATATCCCCCCCTCGAAAGAGGGGGTTTTAACAAAGGGCAGACAGATGGCATATACAAATGAGTACTCCCCTACGCTTTATTCAGATAAAGACATTGCCGAAACAGGGAGTGATGCAAAGAAGCTAAAGGGATCTGACTTTTCAGACGGCACTAACGGTGACTTCGATAGGATTAGGGCCGAGTTTGTTAAAATCCAGTCGGCATTAGCGGAACTGGGAACAACGAGGGGGCTTTTTGCCTCATGTACATTCAAAGGCGGGTCAGGTCCAATTGATCCTACTCAGACTAACAACGTCAGTTCAGTTACTTGGGTTAATCAGACCGTTGAAGGGCAACCAACTTGGAAGTTTTGTCGAGTAGAGTTTGCAAATCCGCTTGATGGAAGTGCGGAGTATCCAGCTAACCCTTCAAATGGAACGTTAGACGCCAATGTAAACATTCAGGTCACGCCGTTTTCAAACACTAACCCATTTAATAGCATGGGTTTTGCAGGGTTTGTAAATGCCACGGTCACTAACATTGATAAAGATGGCTGTGAAATAGCTTTTAGGCAAACAGCCCTTGATGGTAGCCAGCAAGTTGTCTGGGATCAGGCTTTCTGCTTGCTTGTTGCGGTGAACTAAAATGCCTTATATACCAAAGACTAGATTTGAGGAAAAAGATAGGCTTGATAGAAATGATGCAAACAAGATCATTTATGGATCAGAGTTTGCAGTTGAGTTTGATGCCATCTCTAATGCTTTTGTTGAGGTTGAAACCAGCCTTGATGAAATAAAAGAAGATCTAGAAAATGGTACAGGTGGTGGTGACTCGTATGATGACACCCAGATTAAAGCTGATTTAGCTAAAGAGACACAAGATAGGACAAGCGGCGATGCCGCACTAGAGCTACGCATTGATGCAGTAGAAGACAGCATTGGGGGTGGTGGTGACTTTGTTGATGCCCCAAATGACGGCAAGCTATATGGCAGGCAGTCTCAGAATTGGGAAGAAGTGCCTAGCGGCGGTGTATCTGATTGGGCCGACATAGAGAACAAGCCCACAGAATTTCCCCCATCTAACCACACCCATGAAATTGCAGAGGTTAATGGTCTACAGGACGCATTGGATAACGCAGGTGGCGGCAGTGATTATGCCGTATCCATTGCAGACACACCCCCAGCGAATGGTAAGTCTGGTGACACTTGGTTTGATAGCACTGAGGGCGAGGGCGCTCTTTACATCCACGACGGTGATGTGTGGTTTAGCAGTAACACCTTTGGTCAAGGCTCATCTGGCGGTAGTGGCGGCAGTGTAGAGGCCATTGCCTCTGGCGCGTTAGCCACTGGCGAGGCTGTCATTGTAAACGCTGACGGCACGGTGAGTGGGGCTATAGAAACCGTTGAGGCAGGAGAAGACATTGCAGAGGGGCTTGCGAATATATCCGTCATGCTTCCCGAAGGATCAAATGAAATTACCGCAAGTTATGATCCATCGACTGACTCTTTCTTGGTTGCTTACAAGGATGGCAGTCTGGGTGGCTCTTATTATGGATTTGTACTTGTAGCAAAAATCTCAGGTAATGACGTTACCTATGGCACTCCGGTGGTTTTTAATAGCGGGGGATCTACACAGTATATATCGATTACCTATGACCCCAATACAGGCAACCATGTTATTGCCTATAACGACTACAACAATGCCAACAAGGGAAGGGCTATTGTTGCCACCGTTTTGCAAGACACGGTTACTCTTGGCACAGCCGTAACCTTTGAAGACAAGAAAGCGGAATTTATCTCATCTGCTTACGATTCTAAAAACGGCAAGCACGTTATTACCTATGAGGACCAGCTATCTAGTGGCCACGGTAAGGCTATTGTTGGCACAGTTGCGGGAAACACTATTCAGTTTGGCCCCACCCCAACATTTAGCGTTGGCAATTGTCGGGAAACCTCAGTTGTTTATGATCCTGTCAATGAGAAGCTAGTGGTGTCTTATAGGGTGAGTAGTCCAAATCAAAGCTTTTCAATAGTTGGAGAGATTTCTGAAGATAAAGTTGTTTTTAATGGGGCAGAGTCTTTATTCCAGACTAACGGCGCACATATTCGGTCTGTTTACGACCATAGTTCAGGAAGGGTAGTTATTGCTTTTCAGTCTGGGCCTGACAATAACCTTGGCGCTGTGGTCACTGGCGTAATATCGGGTGACTCTTTTGTGCATGATGAAAGGATAGTATTTTCAAGCACGATGAGTTCAATGATCGACGCTTGTTATGACCCAGCCGCTGAAAAAGTAATCATTACACATTTAGATGGCAATCCTGCAAAGGTTATTGCCTGCTCTACTGACGCTGACGGCAATGTCTCTTTTGATACTGCGGTAGAAATTAGAAGCACTCAGGCACAGGTCACCTCGGTCTGTTATAGCCCCATAGCGGGAAGGTCACTTGTTATAGCTGGAAGGGCTGGTACTTCTGGCACCACTCACACAATAGAGGCCACGCACTATTCTCCCGGCGGTAAATTTCCAGATATTTTAAGCACCAATCTCACTGACACTAACTACATAGGAACGGCCAGTGCTGACTATGCTGATGGTGAGGCCGCTACAATTCAGACGGTTGGATCTGTCAGCGAGGATCAGTCGGGGCTTACTGCTGGTCTTGCGTACTACGTTCAGCCTGATGGCTCTCTGGGTACAAGTGGTGATGTCTTTGCAGGCACTGCTATCTCCCCAACCAAATTAATTGTGAAGGGGTAATTGATATGGGCGATATGAATTTCCCAGACCCTACCACAGCCACAGAATATGATGATTGGAATTGGGACGGCGATAAGTGGACTAAGTGGGGATCTCTCCTTAACACTGAGAACGCCAGATACATTGCCTCTGGAGTCATGTCTACTGGTGAGATGGTTGTGGTTAATGCCGATGGCACGGTAAGTGTTGTTGCTCAAACAGTAACTCCCGGCGAAACGGTTGAAGCTGGATACAGCGACTCCACTATGCTAAACACCAAAGGGGCATGGTCTACAGGATGTTACGACCCATCAAGCGGCAAGGTAGTAATTGCCCACAAGAATAATGGCACTAACACCTCTACTGTGCTGACACTTGGCACTGTCGTAGAAGACTCTGTTGTATTCAGCCCCCCTTATGAGTGGCAACCAACAAACAGCCCAGATCCTTTCCCAAAATCGGTTCAATTAGTATTTGATCCCTCCAGTAATTCTGTTGTCATTCTTTACGCAGAGCAAAAGGTTTGGGACAAAGAAAATCACAAGACGTATGCAAGAGTTTTAAAGGTCTCTGGAGACAAAGTCAGTCAAGGTGACCTTGGCCCCAAGTGCCTGCTAGATGATAAGGGTTTGGGCCAGATCAAAGGCACTTTTGATCCTAATTCAAACCAAATAATTATTGCGTATTGCAAGTTTCAGACCGCCTCTGCCACTAGGCTCCACATAACAACTGGCAAAGTGTCTGGAGATGAGATTACCTTTGGCACGGCGGCGCTAGTTTCCGCTAACACAGTAGATCCCACTCTATCGGAAACTGACGAACATTTTGATGTAGCTTTTGACCCTATTGCAGACAGGGCCGTAGTTGTTTGGAGGGAATATAACACCCCCCATTATGGCAGGTGCAAAGTTTGCAAGGTTAATGGCAGTGCCATTATGGATCTAGGCACAGAAACAGTCTGGGAGTCCACTAAGGTAGAAGCTTGGATTCTTCAGTGTCAGTACGAGTCTAAGTCAGGGAAAATAATTATTCACTATTGGGGTAATTATGGAGCCAACTTGGTTGCTGGCACCGTTCAACAAGATACATCAGGTAACGCTATCCAGTTTGGATCTTATGTTCAGTATTTAAGAGTAAGCACCAGAGGAATGATGGCTTGCGATCCTTACACCGGCACAATACAGATAGCCTACTCAGACATGTCAGACACTAGCAATCTACTAATAACTGCAACGGTAGAGGGCGACGTTATTACTTTTGGTGATCCAGTGAATATGCCAGAGGATTCTGGACTCAGTCAGATTCAGTGCATTGAGGCTGGAGATGCCCTGTTCTTAAAAACATGCTACGACAATGAGGTTTACAGATCTCGCGCAATATCCATTGATCACACAAAGCCTGACATTATTGAAACCAACCTCAGTCAGGATAACTTCATTGGTGTATCTAAGGGTGACTACACTGATGGCACAAAAGCCAATATACAGATCAAGGGCATAAACTCCGACCAACAGGATATGACGATAGGCGCTCAGTACATACAGTCTGACGGCTCTCTGGATACCACTGAAGGCACTCCCTCTGTATTTGCAGGCACAGCGATCTCATCAACTGAATTGGACATCAAGGCTATATCAGATGAGGGCGAGATAGAGATACCGGATGGAGTTGGTGACCCAGTAGCGTTCCTTGAAAGAAAGCTACAAGGATCACCCGCCGCAGTTTATCACCCTCCATCTGGTAAAATAGTGCTTGCCTACCCTGACTTTGTGAATTCACAAGGGCTTGTAGTTGCGGCCACTGTTTCAGGGAAGACACTGACGTTTGGCACTCCTACGGTGATTGCTACGGGCGGCGTAGTTGGGAAGATGTCAGCCGTCTACGATACTAAAGAAGGCAGGGTAGTTATTGCGATGGCCCATTCCAACGGCAGTGGGAATGTAGGGTCGGCAGTAGTGGCTACGGTAACGGGGGACAGTGTTAGCGTTGGTGCTATAAAAACCTTCACTAATAGTAATGTGACTGCTCTCAGTACCGCCTACGATTCTACGTCTTACAGAGTCATCATTGCCTTCTCTAGTACAAATTCCGATGCCGTGGTTGGGACTGTGGTGGGCGATGATATAAGTTTTGGTAGTGTTCGCACATTTGCGTCGGGAATGGCGCAGATTATTAAACTTGCCTACGATCCTTTAGCTGACAGAACCGTTGCCGCCTTTCGCAGACCCGCAGATAGCTACGGTATTTGCGTGGCCGGTAGGATTAATGGGGATAGCATTTCATTTGAAAATGAGTATGTATTCCTAAGTTCTAGGTCATGGGAGATGGATCTTATCTATGAGCCTGTTGCCGGTAAGGTTGTTATTGTTTATCAGGATAATGATCAAAGCGAGCAGGGGGTAGTAAAGATAGCCACGGTCTCTGGTGACACTTTTAGCTACGGACAGCCAACGGTCTTTTGGAATGATGGCTCGTCAAGCTTTGCAACTACTTATGACTCTGTGGCCGAGAAGGTCATTATTGGCTTTAGGCAAAAGAACGGTCCAGATGGGAACACGGGTACTATGACATCTGGCGTGGTATCAGGCGATTCAATTGCCTTTGGTCCTCTTGTCACTGCTACTGGTGAACCTAATAATACCTCGATGGCTTATGACCCTGTAACTGGTCAGTCTGGTTTCTTTTATGGAGACGCGGACTTTCCCGCCACTCCAACGAACGAGTACGGGCTTGCGGTGGTCTACTCTTAGATTTTTATTGAGGCTGTGCCACAGAAAAGGGTAATGTCAGACATGCACAACATGCCAGTGACCAAGTAAGGATAGTGGCTGTACAGAGAGAGGCAATGGTGCAGGAAGCCAAGGCTGAATCAAGCACCCAGCTAGGCGCTCATGGAAGCCCTTGCACGGGTCGCTGAAGCTAACCCACAGGAAGCGCCAAGTGTGGCGGTAGCGTTGGCTGTGATAGGAACGTCAGAGGCTCTCAGCAGGACAAGTCAAATACACCAATCGTATTGGGCTACAGAGGCAGACTAATGAGGCTCTGGAATGGACTAAAGGCACTGGCCCCAACTGTAGGTGGATTAATAACTGGCGTAGGGATCGCGGCTATCAATGCAGAAACACAAAGGAACGCATCGGATAACAACAGAGACATCCTCTTGGGGGATCAAGTTGCAGACCGGGGGATTGTTGAAGCGGTTGCAGGATTGGGTAGCATTGCGGCGGCTCAAACTGGAATTGAAGTTAGTGGTGATTACTATGATCTTGAAGATTCGGCTTCTGTTGATAACAGCACAGTTACGACAACAAGCGAAGACACTACGACTACAACTACTTCATCGTATTCAATGGATACGACGATTGATTACGAAGGAACAAACATGACCTTGGCGAGTTAGTCACTGAGCTAAAGTCTGCCGGTGCCACTTACTCAATAGATTTAAACAATGATGGTGTAGCTGATGTATCTGGCGGTAGTGGCACAGACTTCTATAACACAGAGATTATTCATGTCTACGAATGCCACGCGTTACATTTGGCCCAACTCCACCACAGTGCCAATAGGGGTTATATGGGGCCATTCATGCTTGGGCAACTAGCTAAGAGGCGTTGATATGGGGCCGTATAAATCACCTTTTATAACTGATGATGTAGTTCAAAGCAGTGCATTTCAGAGTGTATTTGATATGCCCAGCAATCAGTTTCTTGGCCTTAATAGCGGTTATATACAGGAGGCTAGGGACGCTAGACCCGGCCCTGTTGTAGAGGGAGAGGATGGGGAGATGTATGCCCAAGACTCTACTTATACACTTGAGGGGTGGGAGACAGAGCAGACGGGTAATGTCCCCCTTTACTACTATGCAAACTCCCAAGAGCTTGGTGATGTCTATGAGGGTAATTACTTCAATAGACAGGAGAATGGCACTATATCTGTGCGGGGCAGGTATCAATCAGAAGAAGACATTAGGGCAGAGTGGAACGCAGATCAGGGCATGGGCTACTTTAAAGAGGCCAACCCTGACCTTGATGAAGACACCTATGTTTCATTTATTAAAGATACTTCCAGCCTAGTTAATCAAGGGCTGAATAGGGATGAAGACCCAGATCCATTCAATGCTCTAGCTGACCAGTATGGCATTAACACTAGTTTCCAGAACGGTGATGGGGACGTGTTTGAGTTTAATGGAAGCAACTTCACCAAGACATTTAAGACCCCTAACCCTGAATACGGCAGGATGCTAGTAGCCGCTGGTGCTGGTGCGATGCTGGCTCCTCTTGCTACACAGTTTGCGGCAGGAGCTTTAGGCAGTGCTGGAACCACCATGGGCATAGCCGCTAGCACAAACCCTATTTTAGCTTCAGCCGCTACCGCCGCTGGCAGTGCTGTGCCTAGTGCGCTTGCTTCAGGCGTAGGTGCGGGGGTAGCAAGTGCCGCTTCACAGGCTCTTGTTACAGGCAATGTAGATCCTAAAACGGTCCTTATTAATGCCGTTCTGGGTGGAGCAAACCCCGGTCAGTATGTGGCTGAGAACTGGGTTCCACAGCAGGATGTATATGAAAGCCTGACATTTGGTGGCACATCTCCCAGCAACTTTGTAAATGGTTTTGTTGAAGGCTCTGTCAATTCTGGTCTTACAGACCTAGTGCGGAATGGCAATATAGATCTGAAGTCAGCGGGAGCAAGTGGCCTGTTTGAAGGCTTAGTTAATTCCTTTAAAGACACCAAGAATGATTACGAGTATTACAGCCCAGAAGCCGCAGAAGCCAGATACCTAATGGACAATCCTACTGCCTCTGTTCAACAGGCAAAAGATCATGTTGCCAATCTCATAGATAACGGCTTAATTGAGCAGGCTACGGGACAGCTACTAAACAAAACAAACCTTGGTGCATTGATAGGAGAGGGCGGCTTGCTTCCCTTCATACCAGAGCTTGATGTAGGCCCAATAAGAGATGGCTTAGGTATGCTTGCCAATGCTACTGACAGCCTTGTTAATGGCGTTGATCTTGGAGATCAGTTCCAACTTCCTGACGGAAGGATATTCAATAGAGATGATTTAACCGACGAAGAATTCCTTGATCTCACAACAATACAAAATCCAGTGACGGGTGAATGGACGGCAATACCTATAGACGAATTTAACAGGTCAACTATGGGGCTAGCTAATAACCCTGTTGTTAACACCTTGGCTACTGGATTAAATAAGAGTGCGGAGGCAATCAATACAACGGTCACAAAGATCAGTGACTTTCTCTCAGGCGACAAAGATAAAGCAAAGGCTGGTAAGGATGTCAGTCAAGAAGAGTCTGAGCAGATGACGGCATACAAAGAATTGCTGTATCAAACAATCGATACAAAGATTGATCTCAATGATCCAGAGATGGACACCAGAGCCAAGGTTGCGGCAACCATGAAGCCTGAAGAGATGAAGGTCTTTAGGGATAGAGCAAAGGCAATACTGGCTTATACAGACGCCAATGGAGATCCATTCTGGCATGGTAAGTATGGGCTAGATGAGAAGTACAACTTCAATGACAACCCAAGAGGCGACACCGAGGTCAAGGGAACTGCTGATAATCTCGACATACAGTTTGCAACTGGAGATAAGCTATATTCTGTTGGTGCCGACTTAATGGGAACCAAGCGCGTTCCCCCTAAAGACAGACCCCCCGGATATAACCCACTAATCTTTAATTTAGATGATCTTGATAGGGTTGTGTTACCAGATGCTGGAAGTGCAGAGGACAGTCTTCTTGAGCAGGGTATTAGGGATATATACAAGGCTTACACAGATGTTGAGTTAAGCGCGAGCAATAGCTCAGCAGATTTAGTTAACGCTTCCGCGTCTAGTTCAGACGTTGCTAGCGCCACTACTGCAAAGCCAGCCGCAGTTGCTACTAGTTCTTCAGCCGATACAGCCGCTAATACCGCAGTCGTTTTAGGTGGAAGTAATGACAATGTGGCTAGCACTGTTACCAAGCTACCTACTAGCGGCGGTGCAACTATCGCTCTCCCAGAGGACACGCCTGACCCACGCAACCCAAGAAGCAGTGACCCTGTGCTGTGGACAGATCTAGAGTGGAGGCAGAACAATCTTGGATACAAGGGGAAGGGTGATAGAGCTAGGGCTTATGACAAGAACATGGGGATGCTCAAGCAGGCAATGGCTGGTCAAGCTCTAGGTGTAGACTTTAAGCTACCAAAGGGTCTTACTGATAAAGAATTATACGAGGCAGGAAAGCTGACATGAATTACCTAGAGATAACAAATGAAGTGCTTGTCCGTATGCGTGAGGAAGAGGTCACTAGCGTTAGTGATCCAGAGAATGATCCTCAACAAAAGCTGGTGTGCAAGTTTGTTAATGATGCCAAGGCTCTAGTAGAACGCGCTCATACATGGAACGCACTGCGTAAGTCATGGGTTATAGATCTAGCACAGGATGTGAATAGGTACAGGCTAACAGGCAATGTGGAGCAGACCACTATCTACCTTGTTAGATACCAGAATGGCAGGATAGTGAGTGAAGTTAACGGGATAAAGATGGAGGCTCAGCCAACACAGAAAGGCGCTCCTGCTTATTACGCACCCAAGACAGTATCAAATAACAATGTAGAGATTAATGTATTCCCTACTCCTGATGAACGCTTTGGTGGTACTGGGGATGTATATGAGTATGGCAACACAGACAGGTCTATAAACCCACCACCTTCTGCGGAAACTGCACGGTTTAATGAGGGAGCAAAGTTTGGTAGCCCTGATAAAGACTTGCTGGTATTTGGCTATGGTCAGCCACCTATGATGAAGTTAGATGATGACTTACTACTTGTACCTCAAGAGCCTGTCATTCATTACACCTTGGCTTATGCACAGAGGGAGCGAGGTGAAGCTGGAGGTCAGGCAAGTGCCGAGGTATTTGCTATGGCTAAGCAGTATCTAAGTGATGCTATTGCTAGGGATGTAGAGAACTCTAAACTTGAATATGTATGGGAAGCTGTATAGATGGCACAGCAATTAGTACAGGTAAGCATTGAGGGGCCGGGGTCTCAGGGTCTTAACTCTGAGATAACTCCCTACCAACAGATGGCAGAGTTTGCTTTGAAGGCAGACAATGCAGTCATTGATAGGATTGGCAGGCTAGCCGCCCGTGAAGCTTTCGCTGACTATATATCTACTAACAATATAAACTTTGGTGTTGGTGAAACCTTTGATCTTTTGAGGATAGAATCCTTAGAGCCTTTAGACAGTACAACCGGCCCAATCACAAAGCCTATCCCCAACACGCCTACCGAGTATGACAATTCAGAGTATCTGCTTGGTCAATGGAATGGAGATCAGCTAGAACCGATTACTGCCAGATCTTCTGTTTTAGACGAAAACAGAAAGCGCAATGAATACAATGAAGGTGAATATACAGTAGCTGAGTATTCTGGACGCAGTGACATGAACTCTAACGGCAAGATTATTCTTGCTCTAATTGGGATAGGCAATGGAAATTTAGATACTGGCGGTGTGCCTGTTTACGATAGGTATATCGGTTGCACGGTGACCGATCAGGGATTGTCAGTAATCAATGAGATGAGGCCAACCAATGGCCTAACCAATTGCCAGATAGTTACTTTTAAAGATTCGTTTTTGGTATTTTCTAAGGGCGATGCCCCTATGATTTACACCAATGGATCTGTCTCTAAGCTATCGGGCATGCCTAACTACACCCCTCCACAGGATGATGCAAATATCTATGTTGAAGAGCTTGATGGTGACGTTGCTTGTTCCGCTTATGGTCGCCTGTGGGTTAGTGGTGCTGGCAATGACTACAACACTATATATTATTCTGATCTTCTTGTGCCTGAGCAGTGGTATGACGGCACTACTGATAACAACGGTCAGGCAGAAGATGCAAGAAACACGGGCGGGATAATCGATGTCAGTGAATACTGGCCTAATGGCAGTGACAAGATACAGGGCATAGCCGCACACAATGGCTTCCTTGTTGTCTTTGGCGTCAACTCAATTCTTATTTATGCAGGCGCTCAAGGCGATCCTGCTGGCGCAACAGACGCTAGCGGCAATTTTGTTCAAGGCTCTGGCCTGCAATTACAGGATGCAATCAGGGATGTGGGTCTCGTTAATCAAGATGCTATGTGCAACATTGGCACTGACTTGCTATTCGTGGATTCTCTGGGAGTACGCTCACTTGGTAGGGTAATACAAGAGAAGTCTACCCCTATATCAGAACCCTCATTAAATGTAGCTTCAGTTATACGAGAAGATATAGCCAAGAACAGGGAGACTGTTCGGCTAATGCACATGTCTAGCAAGTCTATTGTTACCTGCCTGTTCCCCTCCACCTCTGAGGCGTATGTATTCCAACTAGGTCAGCCGGGAATGACAGGTGGATTGAGGACAACTAAGTGGCTTGGTTGTGACTTTATGGATTCAGTTACTGTCAGATCTGCTGAAGGCAACCAAGAGCTTTTAGCAGGCAGAAATAAAAGAGGGCTGACTTCCTACTATGGCTACTCTCAACCTACTGATTATCAGATGGCCTATGAAAGCACCACATTGATGGGTGGTGATGAGCTAATGAGGAAGCTAGTCCCCAAGTCTGTAAGCTTTAGCTACAAGTCTGAAGAGGCTAACAACTTATCTATACAGTGGGGCTTTGGATCTAACCCCCTTCCTTTTTCTAAGAAGGTAAAGAACAAACCAAATGCACCAGTGTTTACAACAAATAAAGTTAATCTCAGTGCGTCAGGCGAGATGTTACGAATAGGCTTTGAGACAACCATAAGTGGTAAAGGTTTCTCTATGCAGAATGTTTCAGTTAACACGCTTGTCGGGCGTCTAATAGTTTAAGGAGTTTCAGGATGAGCAACTGGTTAAGTAACATTATAGGTTCAACCTTTGCGGCTGACAGAGGTTTTACCATAGCCGATGACATAAGGGACTATGGCGACGACCTTTATAGCTGGGATCAAAGCACTCAAACCGCTAGTGGGGCGCTCCCTGCACTTGGTCAACAGCTTGCTGAGAACAGTAAGTTTCAGGGCTATGGGGTTACCACCGGACTAGGGACTAGCAATGTGACAATGGGGCCAAACGGAGGTATGAACGTAGCCCTCGGTGTTGGTCAAAATCAAAACTTCTTGAACGCCGCTAACGGGAACATGCAGTACGCTAATCAGATGGGCCAGATGGCAATGCAAGATCCATATGCCCGACAGCAACAACTGTATGACCAGAGCATGGCTGTTCAGAATCCTATGCTAGATCAAATGCAGGCGGCACAGCAGGCTAGGTCTTATGCTCAGGGTCGTGGTGGCATCAGAGGGTCTCAGTTTGGTGGCTCAGCAGAAGATGCGGCTATGGCTAGAGCTAGGGTACAGGGTAGCAATCAGGCTATGCTACAGGCTCAGCAGATGGGTATGGCAGAGCAGGCACAGCAGGGTCAAATGGCTGGCATGTTCAATGGGCTGGGTCAAACAAACTATCAGACTAGCTTCTTGCCAATGAATCAGCAGATGCAGATGATGAACTTAGCGAGTAAAGATGCTGACAGATGCAGACCGGCCAGCTAACAGGTCAGGGCTATCTTGGTCAGACCGCACTGGGTGGCATACAGGCCGCTGTTAACGCACAGAAAGCCGCAAGTGAGCTTGAAGGTAATGTCATTGATTCAATCTTTGATAATGCTGGTGGCTTATTTGACTTCTTTGATTAAGGGGGCATAACAATGTCAGGACAAGATCAGTCAGCAAGGTTACAGGGTATGCTCTCAGGTATTGCAGGCACTGTAGGTGAGCTAGGTGTAGGCGGGGATTGGACAAGCAATGCTATTAGGACGGTAAACAGACCGGACTTTATGGCTGGGTCAGACAAGGTGCTGGGTAAGTATGGCAGACCAGCGTTTGACATGAACAATGTAAACAACTTGGATGCTATGGCTAACTGGGCTAGCAGGAATGGTTATGAAGATCAGGCCAAGCAGTACATGGCGCTTAGCTATCAGCAAAAAGAAAAAGAAACGGCTCTGAATGATCAGGCACGGTTGCAAGAAGGTCAATCTGGCGTTGCTGACATGTCCAGAAAAATGATGACTATTCTTAAAGATCCAACCCTCACTCCAGAAGGCAGAGAAACACAGCTTAATAATTTGCAAGCGAGTGCGAATGCCATTGCAAGGGTTACTCCAAATATGGAACCCCTCAAGGTGGCAAACTTGAGGACAAATGTTGAGCAGGCGTTTCTCAGTCAGGCATCGGTCCAGCAACAAATGGATCTAGCCACCCAGCAAAATGAAAGGGATTGGGAGAGACTTGGAAACGAACAATTAAGGCTTGATATGGCTGGCGAAACGTTGGCTATGGCAAGCGAGAAGCATGGAGAGTGGGTAAACACTGCGGATTATAGAGAGACACTCCGAGCGATAGAGCAGGACAAGGGCAATTTTGAAAATTCGCTTATGCTCGCTAAACGATTTGCTGGTACTGAGGGCGGCAAAGAAAAGTTTAATGCCGCAACGGGTGGATTGTATGAGGGCGTTTTTGATTCTGTCCAACAGCAAAGGACTGCCCAACAACTTCAGATTGATGAAGCGAGCCAACGCTTAGAGTCAGGTAGCTTTGATTACAAAACAAGCGATCTTGTTTCGCTGGGAATACCAGAGGAACTTGCGGCAAACATTATAAAAATTGGAAAGAACGTACCTAACGCTGGAAACACAATGGTAATTACGGCGCTTAAATCTGTGCTTGGTGGGGCCGAAGCTCCCACCTCTGCAATGATAGGACTGTTCGAGGGAGCGGCGTTGAATGCGGTGATAGGAGATGGATACGACCATCCCGGTAAAGATAGTGATGAAAAAGATGAAGCAAAGGCTAAAGAAATTGCCTTGGCGATGGCTGGTGTTTTTATGAAGACAAATAGTACCGAGGAAGCTTTAAAGGTTATCCCCTTAATGCTTGCCAAGCAGGGCGGGGGTGGAAGTTCTGAAGAAGAACTTGAACAATTAATGCGTCAGGCTCAAGAGATCCTAGCGCAAACTTCTGATGCGACAGACCCAGATGGGTAACGCTTCCATAGGTTCGCTCCAAGAATTGCGCCAGATAAGAACCAAGCACTAAGCAACCAGAACGTAGGGCAGATAATGGATAGCGTAACCGCTGAAAGAAAGAAAGAAAGGGACACTGTTTCTCCTAGTGATATTCCCGAGTTGCTTCAGCTTATCAAAGATGCTGAAAGTTATGGAGATGGATTATTAACAAGCATTCTTAATACTGATCCGTACAACGTTCGGCATGGCAGTAGGGCTGACGTGGGCCTTACTGACATGACTGTAGGCGAGGTGTATGACCTTCTTAAAAAAGAAGATAAGGCATCTGGCGCATACCAAATAACTAAAGACACTATGGAGTGGCTGGTTAAATGGAGCAAGATGGATGTGGACTTGGATGACAAGTTTGATCCTGAGATGCAAGACAGAATGGCGGTTAGGCTGGCAGAGCGGCGCGGCCTTAACGAATACCTCAATGGGAATATGTCCAGTAAAGAGTTTTCTGCCAAGCTTGCAAAGGAGTGGGCTGGCCTTCCTGAAGATGAAGGTGGCTTGACCCATTACACAGAAGAAGTAATGGAAAAGATGGGCATAAAGGGAGCCAACGCCGCGACTGTTGGATATGAGCAGGTCATAGAGGCTCTTCCTAAAACGTATGCGGTTCAGGATGCAGAGTGGAAGGAGCAGATGGACAGCTTGGGGGTTGAAGCCCCTCAAAGGAACATGCGCGTAGTACCACAGCCAAGCCTAAGAGGTACTAACTTTGGGCTTGAAGACGGACGGGAGCGTAAGCGCCAAGGCATGATGGCTGGTCTTGGTGTTGACATGCCTACTACCGAGCGAGTTCCGTCCGAGCTACTAAGGGAGCAGGAGGTAACAGCACAGCGGGTTCCGTCTGAGTTGCTAAGAGAGCAACAGGTTACTGCCCGTCGAGTACCTTCTGAGTTGCTAGGGAGCAAGAGGTAACAGCGCAACGGGTTCCATCCCAGTTACTGAGAGAGCAACAAGTTGACGCCCGTCGCGTTCCTTCTGAACTATTGAGGGAGCAGTCCGTAGAGGCCCGTCGTGTCCCGCCTGAGTTACTAGCAGAGCAACAAGTGACAGCACAGCGTGTTCCCTCTCAGCTACTAAGAGAGCAACAGGTAACGGCACAGCGTGTTCCCTCTGAATTACTAAGAGAGCAAGAGGTTACCGCCCGTCGTGTACCAACGAGCATCGACAGGCCAGAAGAAACCATTGCTCCAACACCACCGATTGCTCCAGTGCCACCGACCGAAAGAAGAACCAACCCGAATCCTAGCTTGCAGAAGATTAGTGAGATGGAGGCCGAGGCTAGTTCGCGCGGCCTTCTTAATGAAGAGTTGTCAGGCATCTTTTCTAAAATGCGTAAGCTTGCTGTCGCTACCGGATCTGGCTGGGATAACGTATCAGAGGGAACGGAGCTAAGGCTGGCTGACCCTGCAATGCGCGGTCAGGTTGAGTGGACCAAAGAGAATAAAAGAAAGCACGAAAAAGTAGCCACGAATTTAGAAACAATAAATAATCTTAGAGAGCTTTCTGTTGAGCAGGGGAAGGAAGAGGAGATGGCCCCGATTCTCAGCAAGATGGAGCGGCTTGCGAAGGATGACACCGAGGTGATGTCTGAGATTGTCGGCTTTAAAAATGCGGCATACGAAAGTTTGACGATGGGATTCAGGGGAGATGAAGACCGGGCCTACTACCGCTTCATGGATGAGAAGCCCCCATGGTTTGTGCCAACCAATTACAAGGAAGACCCTCGCTACAAGGCATTGCTTGCAGAGGAGAGGGAAAAGGAAAACGAATTTTCTAACGATAATCCGGTACTGGATTTTACTGCTCGCTTTGGTGGCGGCGTTGCAACTGGTAGCGCAGTGAGCAGGGCGTTTGGCGTAGGAAAAACAGGGCTTCAAGGCATGACTAGGCAGGGTACTGGCGCAGGCTTAGAGGGATTTCTTTACGGATATAACGAAGGCGACGGATCATTTGCTAGTCGACTTGAGAATGGCGCATATCTTGGCGCGGCAACGACATTGCTTGGCGGTGGGTTTGGCTACGTCGGTGGCCGCATGGTTGAGAACACTGCGAAAAGAATAAAGCATGACAAGGATCTAGAAGAGGCAAGGGTTAAGCGGGTCAAGGAGCTTAATCTTCCAACGTCTGACAACAACGATGTTATTGACACGGCGCAAAGATACCTCACCGAGCTAGCTGAAGACGGGATGCGTCAAACGGGCAAAGAGCTTACGGGGTTGGATTACGGTAACGCGCTCAAGAAAATGTCTGAGGTTACTGGCCTTAAAATTAAGCGCCTGCTTCATGCTGAGATGGCTACTGGCCGGGAGGTTATTGACTTTAGGGATGTTACGATTGATGAGCTTACTAGAAGGAATAGTCGGCTTGCAAAAGAGACAGGCTTTAACGGGGAGACTTACGACCCCGGCACATTTGCTAGTTTCTATAACAAGGCAGTGCGACCGCTGGCTAAGTATGGAGAGAAGTGGGTCAGCAAGGGATACGGTGCATTGCTTCAGCGGACAGCTACTCAGATAGCCAGAAAAAACGCATCTATTGAAAAAGAGCTAATGCCAAATAGGGAGTTCACCCCTGCAATGGTTCAGTTTCAAGAGCAGACAGATGATGAAATGAAGCGGCTCATCCTTAACATGTCTAACATCTACAAGAACAATCCCGGCAGAAACTTTGATGAGCGGCGACAAGCCTTTGAAGACTTGCGTAGGTATGTGTGGGAAAACAAGCAGAATCCAGCACAGGTAATGCAGGGCTTTGAACAAGCGCGGAGGACAATTGCGCGAGAGGCTTCAGAGTATCGCAGAGCGGTAGACTCTGACTTGCCTAACGACCCTTTCTATTGGCCGTCAATTTACAAAGTAGAAAACAAACTGGCTGGTGAGCTTGGTCCCTCCAACGTAAATAAGCTAGACGTACAATATACCCAGAGAAGAAACCAACTTATGTCGGGCGACCTAGAGCTTGCTCTATATGAAGATCCACTGACTGCGGCAATGGCTCAGATTAGAAAATGGAATGGTCACGTTGCGGCACATGACTCTTTCAAGCTACGCAATATAGCACTAGACAGGAGGCGTATAGAGCAGGAGGTGGCGGCAGGCGTAACGGGGGCTGAGAGAAAGTTAAAGAATCTTGATAGGCAGGCAGAGCTTGGGCAGAGAACCATGAAGCAGATGGAGAATCAGGTTAAGGCAGAGAATCCTAATGCGGTAGTAAGCGCGGAAGTTGCTGGCAATGTGCTGAACACCTTGCTTGTGTATGGCGCTCGCGGCCCGACAACTTGGATTTCTAACATGCGTAAGGCGGCGTACATGGGGACCATTGGTAACCCTTATTCCGCAGTGCTGAACCTTGGCGACATGGCAAACTCTGTTGTGAACTTTGGCTTTGAGAATACTGCGGCCGCTGTGGTGGATGTCTTCAAACGACGCGGCGTTTACATGACAGTCGATGACGTTGGATTAACAAACCAAGCAACTGGTGAATTCTTACAAGACGGGATGGGCGAGTTTACTAGGCAGTTTGCGAGGGCGTCAGACCAAGTGTTTACTGCAACGGGCTTTAGGGCTGTTGATACTTTCGGCAAAGAGGTTTCAATGAACGCCGCTATCCGTCAGGGCCAGCAGGCAATAAGGAACGGCACCTTTGTAGATGATTGGGGGTTTGCCTTTAGCACAACCGAGATGCGGCAATTGAAGTTGGACTTGATAGCAGGAAAGAAGACAAAGCTAACAAAGGATTTTGCCGCCGCTAACCTTGCAAAGCTACAGCCCTCTGACATGGCGCAAATGCCCAAGTGGTACTTGGAGAATCCTAACTGGCGAGTTCTCTGGATGCTCAAGACCTTTGCCTTGAAGCAACTCCAGCAGATAGAAACCTTAGTTGTAGACCAGTGGAAACGGGGAGACAAAAAGCAATCTGTTAAAAATGCGCTCGCCTACATGGGTATTGTTGGCGGTACTAACACCTTCTTGATGGAAGCTAGGCAAGCTGTCAAGGGCGATACGCCTGAGTTTACGCCCACTCGCTTTGCCGAACGCTACGCAGAGTGGGCGCTTGGCGTTGGCACTGCCAACCTTGTGAGTAGCTACAGCTTGAAGAAGGCAAGGCAGACAGGTGGCAGTCCATTCTCTATTACCCCTTTTGGCGAAATGCTAGGTGCGCCAATAGCTGATGCAATAAACCTTGGCTACGGTGAGTTTGATGGAATGGAGGACTTTTTAGAGAACTCTGAGACTCTTGGTTGGGGGCCAATGGGTAGGCTTGTGCAAGATTGGTCAAAGGATGATTGATTACTCGGAGGCTTTAATCCGAAAGCCCTTGGCATGTAGCTTGACCAGCTTCTCAAGGTTGCTGTCGGTGTGCCCGTTCATGTAGGTGATGTCAACCACCATCATTGGCTCACCATCTTCATTGTAGAAGTGCCACGTCTTCTTGGTTTCGTCGGGTGAATACTGTAGCTCTGTTAAATGTCCACTCATACTGGCACCTCACTCTCTAACTGCTTGGCCTGCTCCTTGAGAGAGGCCAGCGTATCCATTAGCACAGCCCTTGGCCGCTTGATTGGTATGCGCTTCTTTAGGGTTAGCTCCTCGACAAACTCATAGCCATAGGTATCAACCATAAACTTGAAGTAATCATCGGCAACTCGCTCTGGCTTGAAGGTGTTACAGCCCGGACATTGGGGGTGTATGTTCTCCTCCAGTATCTTGGTGGATGTCCACGTCCTGCTGATAAAGTGACCTCCGTGATGGTTCTTCCAGTGGTCAACTTTCCCGCAGGTTACGCAGGCGATGTACGGTGAATTTAAATAGACCGCCTGCTTCATCCTGACAATTCGTTGAAGTAGGACAGCGCACTCTTCAGTAAGCTTGGGTAGAGTCTTGGGTTTACGCTTTGCCATTTCTCACCTGCGATATTCTGGTTGGTGTCACCCCGTATTTTTCAGCTAACACGGTCCCCATTTCTTCCGACGATTGAATTGCCTTCACGTCTGCTGGAGATAGCTTTGTTAGATGGCCCGTGGTCTTGAGGCCCGTCGCGTAGGCGTGAAGCTCGTTCTCAGATTGAGTACACCACGACAGGTTAATCACAGAGTTGTTGGTTTTGTCGCCATCCTCATGGTTTACATGTGGTTTGCCGTGTGGGTTTGGTAACCATGCCTGCGCCACAAGGCGATGCACCTTCTTGTGGGTAGGACTTGGGCTTGGTTTGCATGTCTGATAGCCATCTTTATCAAGAGCCAGCTTGAGGAACTTCTTGCTTATGGTTGACCAGACTTGACCATCGACGGTCGCTAGGTATCGCTCATATTTTGGGATTGGTTTCATATTAAACTCCATAATAAGTAAATGCCTCCAGCGCAACGGCCAGTGAGATAACAAACACCAGCGCATAGATGGCCTCTGAATCGGCGTCTACGCGACGATAGGATTGACCCATACGATCACCAATCCGAGTGAATAAACGTGCCTTAGAGGGCTTACTGTGGCTTCTCATTAGATGTTCCTTAGTGCGTGAGGGAATTGAAGTACAATTCCTGTGTGTTTGGCGAGGGCATTCAGCATGTGGTTGGACGCCTCGCTTAATTCTTTAGTATCAAGGTCACTGGTTCGCTCTTTGTCATAGAGCGCCTTGGTGATTGGCTGAAAAAATAAATTCTTAACTGACTCCTCGTTGTAAGGAATCTCAAACTCAGGCTTCCAAGGGTGTGATTGGTGGAAGCCAGCGTCATTCATGGCCGTGGCTACCTCACGAAACATCAAGTGAAGCGCGTTGGATTGTTTGTTCGACCGACTGCCGTACTTGATCTGATAGATACGGTGGGTATTTTCTGCCGCCTGCTCCCTCACATACTGACAAAACAGATCCGCTTTCTCCTTGCTGTCCACTACCCATGACTGACCCTGCATTCTCTGCTCTCCATGCTTTAGTTATCCACTTCTTGCGCCAAGCCCCATGCTCATAGATGGCATGAACCCTACCTGTACTGCTGGGGTGTGCATCAAACAGCATCCTGATTAGATCTGTTTGCTGACCAGCAACCATTGCTTGCCGTACCCGCTGAGGTGACCACCCAAAATGATTGGCTACGTCTTGGGTGGTAAATGATCTGGGGAATTTCTTTAGTATCTGCTGAACATCATCGTGACCAGAGCCGATAAACGTCATTGCCAAACCTCCACCAGCTTGTAGTCAAAAGGGATTGCGTCAGGATTGTTAACCCGCTTGGCCTCTTTGTTAATCAAGATCAGCATCTCCTCAGCCTTCTCATGGCTCACTGATCCCTCTGGCTGACCCATAACACCGCCAGTTTCCTTGCCCCAAAACTTGGGTAGCCAATATCGCCAAGCATCTGATATGTGCTTGGGTGCCACGTTGCCTAGCTCTGCGGGTATCGTCAGTGCGTCAGCAGTACGGGGCTTATCACGCTCCATAATATCCAGCACATCCTTGGGCTTGGGTGCGTAACGGCCTTCTCTGGTGTACTGGCGTACAGCAATTAGAAAAGCTTGTGGGTCTACACCCTGTATTGCCTGCATCCAGAAGGCTCTCTGAACGTCATCAAACTCCTTGCTATAGAACCCGTACACTTGGCCTAGCCCGTGCATACAGTCCTCTAGTTCTTTCCTATCCATGCGAAATCCTCCGATACCTTGGTGAAGTCATCGCTCACAGCTTGGGAATTGCGTCGAGCTATCTCCGTTGAGTTAGGTTTGTGTGTAGTGCGTGGCACAACCTCATCCTCCCAGCGCCTACCGTTGAGGTAAGTAGATGGGTGAGGTATGAATCCTTTATTGTTTAGCTCCCAATCACCACCTTCAATCCGCTCTTGGATGTTAGTGATTATGGAGTTGAGGGTGTCCTCATCTTTGACTGCTGTTTTGAATGCGCTCTGGGCTAGCTTCTTGTTTGTCTTCCGTGGGTAGTTGTCCCAGAAAATTGCAAACAAGTCATTTGTTAAAGGGGTTTTTATTAAGGGGTTCTTATTAAGGGATTTGTGTGAAGAATTTTCACCCCCGTGTATGAAATTATTGCACCCCCCTGTGTGAAAAATTTGCACACCCCCATCCAGTAATTTCGGAGCTTGAATCCAGTAAAGATTTTGAAGCTGTCTGCCGTTATCATCGTGCTGGTGAGCCACAGTGATTACCTGCTTATCGGTTAGCTCTTTCATTGCCGTGACAACGGTGCGCCTACTGACTCCGCACATCCTTGCAATCCTTTCCTGACTAGGGAAAATTCTCCAATCCCCATGCTCGCCAATGTTTGTGTGTTCGTTCAGCGCAAACAGCACAAGCTTGGCGGTGCTACTTACCTCTTGCGTCCATATCCAGCCTATTAATGATGCGGCCATTGTTATTTATCCTCAGTAAAATGGGTGCCGGTTTTGGTAACCCAGACCGGCAACTGGATACGGAGGGGTCTAGGAGTTTGCCCCCCTCCTGTTTAGCTAGTCGCTGATAGCTAGCTGTCCTGCTACTTTCGCCGCACCGTGACGATCCTTCAGCCTCCCAGCCTGATCAGACGGAATCGCTGGACTGCTAACCATCTTCTCTATGCGATCAGAATTGGTTTTCAGCGCCGTCCGATTTGTCTCAACAGCCTTCATTGCGTACAAGCTCATCAGCAGATCAGGGCAGTCCGCTTCATTTACAAAGCGCACTCCAACTGCGCGGCCCTGAAAGCCACCATTTCCAAAGCAAACAATGCGGCCAAGCGCGATCTTGTTGATTGCCTCTTGGTCGTACTGCCTTGGTGTTAGCCCGTCCTCCCTGTACTCGCCGGGAATGATGTCGCCCACAGCAGGGAACGATGTACCAGCATCGCGCTGATAAAATCGCTTTGATGTGTAGTGAAACTCCATCTCCAAATCCCTAGCGGCGGCTTGGCAAATATCACGGAAGCTAGAGGAAACAATGTTTCCCACCTCCGTCATAATTGTTGCGCGCATTGCTGAGCTAACAGCTACTTGAACGCTGTTATCAACAATCTGTTCCACAACCTGATCGATTGTCGGAGCAGACTTGCCCATTTCGTACAGTTCAGCTACGGCTGTAGCGGCTTCAAGTACCATTCTCTTACGGTGTGTCATTCTTTCTTTGGTCATTACTGACCTCCTATCATCTTGACGCTTTCGCGCACTGTCTGGGTAGGTTGCTTAGGCAGGGCTACCCGTAACCCTGCACACCGAGACTCCAAGCCAGATAACGCTAGGCTCAGAGACTCAAGTGATTCTTCGTCGAGGTGCTTTGAAAACTTAATGACCTCTGCCAGTGCCAACCCTTGCTGGCTGTCATCTGTCAGTAGTTTGCTCAGAGAATTGGCAAGAGACTTGGCCTTGCGGTTAATCTCTGGTAGATCCTCGCTCTTGCCGAGAGGGTTAACCGCTTTCCAAGCCTCCTCCCCTGCGCTCCGAGTGCTGATGCTTCCATTGCGGAAGCCATGCGACAGTGTTCCCGCCACCTTGCTGGCTTTGTTCTTGGCATTCTTCTCAGCCGCCCTTGCCGCCACCTCGTCGCCACGCTCTCTAGCTAACTTGGCACGGTTTTCAAAAGGTTTGGTGTGACGTTTGACAAGCGAGGTAGTAACTGCCGCCTGCTCTGCCGACAGCCCCTTATAGGTTTCCGCTTTAACCTTGCCTGATTCAATCAGGGCAAGAGCCTTGAGCGCAGTCGTAACTCTGTACTCATTCCACCCAAGAAATTCGACCAGCATCGCAGTGGTGTACGGATGGTTGCTAGGCGCCTCGGGACCATCTGTCATGGAAAAGCTGGGCGCATACCGAATAGAGGTTTTCGCTGTCTTTGCTGGCAGGTTGCCAAGCTTAATGCGACCATCGGCGTAGCCCTTGACGATTGCGCGAACAGTCTCCTGCTCAACGTCAGCATCGGAACCCCACTCCTCCATGTTCTCAGCCGCCATGATCTTTGCCATCTCTGTATCTGACAGATCACGGATGATGAAATTAAATTCCTTGGTGGCGGGGTAGACTGCTCTCAGGGCTGTAAGCCGGTGGTGTCCGTAAGCAATTTCAATGCCGCCCTTCACCTCCCTAGCTACGATGTTCTCCCAGAAATCAGTGTCCTCAATAGACCGCTTGAGGGCTTCCAGTTTGTCTTGCTTACAGGGGTAGGTTTCCATGTCCCGAAACGGGTTTGCCTCCACGTTTTTCAGCTTCACTTTCATAGGTAATTACCTTTCTTTCGTTGCCGATAGAGCCTTCGGCTGGGCATTGCCACATCCCGTAGCGAATTAGGGCCAGCATTTCATCCAACAGGGGCTGGCTAACCTGTTACTCAAGGGGGATTAATCCCTCTGGATTCTCAAATAATTTTGTATGACTTAAAGCGAGCGCCTGATTCAGAGGTGACCCATCTGTCATGCACTTCGATGCCAGCATTACGCAAGTCATGGACTCGGGCGGCTAGTCGGGTGCAGTTGGCGTGGTTGATTGCGTCTAGCTGAGTGGTCCACTTGCGACGCAGGAGCTTTTCGATTCGTGCAGTTTGCTTATCCATATTGCAGTTCCTTATGAGTAATTTAGGTTTTGCAGTACCCATATTAGGGCTGGTAAAAGTAGATGTCAACTCTTCTTGCATTCTTTGGCAGGTTATTTAAGAATGAGCAAGTCGGGTTGAGTCCGACATAACTCACAAGAGGATTTGAAATGGCTAAGAAAGATGACGGGATCGTGATGATCCATAACAAAGCTTACAAGACAGTCGCGGCTAGGATTGGCGACTTCAGAGAAGCCCACCCAGACTATGGTATCCACACTGAATTGCTTTCGATTGATGATGAGACTGTGGTGTGTCGCGCAACGATTACCGACTCATCCGGTCGGCAGGTATCAAGTGGCATAGCAGAAGAGCGCCGTAACAGTTCAAACATTAATAAGACTAGCGCCGTTGAGAACGGGGAAACGTCTGCGGTTGGCAGGGCGCTTGCGTTCTTTGGCTTGGCTGGCACTGAGATTGCTAGCGCGGATGAGGTAGCCGGTGCCATTAGCCAGCAGAATGTAACCGTTGATCCAGACTATAAGTATGCGCTAGCGCACGGCAATGCAGTGCGTGAGTACCTAGATGAGGTGGTTCAAATGAAAACCGCAATGACAGTTGAGCAGGATTACATGACTGCGGCGGGTATATTTCTCGACTTCGATGAGGACGTGATGAATGCCCTTCGCCGCGCCCCATCAAAGGGCGGGGTCTGGTCTACTGAAGAAGTGAACATGCTGAAGGCTGACGGTCCGGTCGGCAAGTGCATTGCAACAATTAAGAAACGTGAGTATGAAGAAAGTAAACAGGGGAAGGTGTAATGGAATATCTAAATGGTGAGGTAGTGTTTAGTAATCTGACAGAGCATGATAACTACGGTAAGTTTTCTGTCGTTGTCGCGCTAGATGATGAGGCCACAAAAAAGCTAGAAGGTGAAGGCGTTAAGGTTAAGGATTACGAGGGCAAGAAACAGCGAGCGTTTAAAACTAAGTTTGAATTTCAATATGTTGACGCTGACAAGAAGAAACAAGAGGGCGAGCTTGGGCGTGGTTCAAAGGTTACGATTGCTTACAAGCTTGGCGAGCCGTATGAAGAATATGGTGTGACCACTTACTTGCAGGGCGTCAAAGTTGTTGAGCGCGTTAAGCCTGCTGGTCAAGGTGACGTGTTTGAAGTAGACGAAAGCGAGATAGACAACAGCGACATTCCCTTTTGATGGAGAAGCAGAAAATGAATCTAGACATTATTCCTTATGAAGAATTACTTTCGATTGGCAATTGCGCGCAAGTGGATTCACTAAGGCGATGGCTTGATCGGGAAGAGATTGTTTATATGCTCGACTCTAAAGGCCATCCGCTTGTGTTGCGTGAATATATTACTGAGCGTTTTCAGCGCAAGGGTACTTTCTCTCAGTAAAAAATACCGGCCTCGTCATTGCGACTGAGGCCGGTTTGTTATTACGCTGTCCGATATACTCGAATGGTCCCGCCAATCTTCCGACGCGCTAACGTATAGCCTTCTGGCAGATCCCCGTTAGCAAGCAGGTTTTTACATGCGGCCCACACTCTGGTGTAATCCTTATCAGTCGCAACATCAAAGCTTTGACCGACCCCCAACTCATCCAGCCATTGATACTTTGATACTCTCAGCGATCCCTTTGCTGGCATTGGTTCCGCTTTGTTAAACTCTGGCCTCATCATTTGATCATCTCCCCGTGCTTGGTTGTAATCTCTTGGCGGTAATCGTGAACAGCATTCTCAAAACAATAGCCGTGATAGTGCATCGTGTCCCAACTTGGACCCCATGGTAAGTCATCGGGTAAGTCGTCGGGCATTGTCTTCAGATCGCAATCGTCTAGAACCGGATCGCTACAGTATTCGCAGATGGGTATCATCTTAGTAATTCCCTATGAGTAAGTGAGTGAATAGGCCAGCACCAACAAAGCCAATGCGATGCTGACCTCTAACGCAGTCGCTAGCATGAGCCGCGAGTGTATTTATCAAGCCAATGTAGCGGGCTATCCTCTGGCACATAATCCTCGCGCCGTTCAAGCTCATCTATCAATGCGTTTTGTTGCATCTCAAAGGCTATCGCTTTGCGCCGCCATTCTTTGTAGGTGGGGTGATCTATTAATTCCGGACAAGCCTCGTCTATTGCCATAGCAATGTCCGCTAATCTTGGCTCCTCTGGTAGCATGTTTAAGATGTTTCGCAATTCTCTATTGTTCATCGGTTCAACTCCTTATAATCGTTTGCTTGTTCCGCTTCCTGTGCGCGTCGCATAACTTCCGCTTTAACGTCGGGCATTAGTGGCGCTTCTGGGTCATCAAATAGCATGGTGCAATAGTCATTCCGCAAGTACAGGCGAGCCGCCCACACAAGGGCGCTCATGGCACGCTTGCTAACATCCTCTAGCGGTTTACCCGTCCACTCAAACATAAGGGCTTGCAGATCGTTTGTTGTTTCGTGCTGGGCTTGCGCCCATTGTCCTATTCTGCTCATTTGCTAAGCCTCCCTCGGTTGTCGATATAAAATGCATCCATCAATTCCCCGCGCTTGTTGTATGTATAAACATGTTCCGAGCGTTGCGGCCCCGCGCTTGTATCGAATGCGTACAACTGCGCCTCTGCTATCGCGTCTTTCTTTAGTCTTTGACTTGCTAATATCTCAGGCTTCTTATCCTCTCTTAATCGAAAGTATCCATACACAATCCAGGACGCCTCATCTTGGCAATACTTAACGCGAACGTTTGCCCATATAAACTGATCTCTTTTCGCCCAGTAACGACCAGCCGCTTTCTTGGCTTGCACATCTGAAAAGTCTTTTATGGTTTTCATATTCTTATGCTCCTTTTCCACGCTTGATTTCTGCCCACTGAGACAAGGGGATTTGTATACCCGTTGCATTGTCAATGCCGTTTGATCCTTGGCAGTTGATTTGCACAAACGCTGGATGAATCTGTGCGCGCCGCGCGTCTTGATCTGCAATCACGCTTGTGATTAGTAATCCCCGATACGTTAACCCCAATTCTTTTATGGTTTTCATAATTGATCCCCTACCAGTGTGAGTGTGGGTTGATGGTGTAAGTAAAGTCGCGGTTATCAGCACCGCTTGCGGCATGTTGTCGCTTGATCTTGGCTACTGCATCGCGCGCGCTCTCCGCTTGCGTCTTCGTGATGATGCGATCGTGATCGTCCGAAAGACTGCGCGTTTCGACATAAAATGTATTAGTCATCTCATTCACCCCAGTATGTCTTGAGTTTTATAGCCGTTAGAGTCCAGCCATTCCCGCGCCTCGTCTAGCATTCCGAAAGACATATCGTAGTCAAAGCAATTCCGTTTGTTGTCGTGGTAGACACAAATAGAATCGTCCTCACCTAGCGTTATGCTTTCAAAATAAACGCGATCGCTTCCAATGTAGATTGCGTATCCTTTGTGATTAAATTTCCATTCCATTTTCTTAATCCTCTTTGAGTTAATGCCGCTTACGCGGCTACTGTTTGGTTTTCTGGTTGCAGACTGTGCATGTGATTGCAGGCATCTTGCGCCAACTTGCCAGCACTAAAGATATACTTTTGATCTGAGTCCAAAGCTCTTAGCCATCCTGCAATATATGAAACGTGATCAAGTCGCATCGATGCCGTCACACCCAAGTCCGCGCACATGAGCATCGCGCCTATCTCCGCAACCAATTCTTCGAAAGCATAGCCGCGTTTGCTTCGGTCGTCGGATCGATCACAGCGTGACTTGTGTCCGGTCCAGTGTGTCATTTCGTGGAGAAAGGTAGAGTAATAAGCCTCGGTCGCAGTGCTGGTGCTGGTGGCTTTGAATAACTCGCGTACTGGCATGGTTACGCTGTCGGTAGAGGGACGGTAGAACGCGCGCCCTTCTGGAGCATGGCTAATATTTGCGCCAAGGTTATTAATAAATGCGTCGACAGTCTCGCGGGTTTCAACATCGGAACGCTTGGGTATTGCTGGTGGCGTCCAAGGCTTAGCGGGTATCTTGTGCTTTGGTTCCCGCTTCAATTCCGCGTCGGTCTCTGGTGTGCGGAGTGTCACGGTATCGAATCCCCAAACAGCGAAAGAGACAAAGCCACCAATGCGGTACTCATCCTCACCGCTAGACGATTTGTCCGCGTCAATCTTAAATTTGTTGGGGCGTGATAAATACATATCAGCGGAGCCGGTCACTTGATAGCCCAGTTTCTGCCATCCGTCATAGGTGGAGTAGTGGGTATGGCCCATCATCATGGCGATGAGTGCATTGGTTCCCGTCGCGGCATGTCCGGTCGCTGGGTTGTATGGTCTGCTACCAATGGTGCTGAATGGCATCTCAAAATCTTGGGCGCATGTTCCCGCTTCCATTGCCGCGACAATTTCCTGAAGCTTGGCTTTTAGTTGGTCATTAATCCGTTTGGTATGGTCGATTGGTTGCTTCATAATCTTTAATCCTTTGGTTTGAGTTTGTGCCATTGCTGGCACCTAGAAAGCCCGCCGAGTGTCGCCACTAACGCGGCAGGGCTGGTGTGCTGGTGTTGGTTAGTCGAAGTCTTGGCCCAGGTAGCCGCAAACGGCATCTGTTTCTGAGTGGTAGACCATGATAATGCGAGACAATCGCTTTCTGCGTCAACAACGCGTTGACATAACGGCGCAGTCCGTGTCGGGCGATGCCTAGATATGGCTTGGCGCAAGTGCGGCATGGGCTTTGGCTTTGCGCTCCGCTCAAGCTTTGAGCCGCTGATACCGGTTTCAAAATTGCCAGCCGCGGTATGGGTTTACTGAGATGGTGTACCAGTGCTTCATGATTGCTCATTACTTCAGAATCCTCAGTGCAATGAGCGGACTAGATGACGAAATCCGATGGCGTCAAAACCGTGTTCTAGCCTTTCAGTCGCGCGGCCAACATCATTGCCCAGTGGCGAGGGCATAAGCCCTGTCGGGCATTGATCGCTCTACGCAGTGAGCTTAATGCCCTGTCAGCGATTGCGGTGTACTGGCATGCGATGTAAAAATGCAACATAGTCAAATCCTCTTTGAGTAATGGCCGGCTTAGAAGTCAAAGCCGGTATAGACAACGGTGTCACCTTTAAGCAAACACTCGCGTGATATGTCGGTCCAATCGCCACCAATATATTTTTTGCTACTGGCGCAATAACCGTCCCGAACATATACCTTTTTAGCTTCGGGCTTGCGGATGAAAAACTCCCCCTTGGCCAAATCCTTAATTTTGATTGCAGTTAAATTGGTCATATCGAATTACCTTTATCAGTGAATTGAGTCGCCACAATAATCAATGACAAATACACTGTCAAGTATTTTTTCAATTTATTTATAATTATTTTATCAGGTAGAGGATTAGGCTGACAGGTAGGGAGATCGTGCGGCATCGATAGGGGGTTCTATATGCGGCTATATAGGGCGATAGAAAATTGCCTACCGACTGCCACTGCTAACGGTACTCAAGTACCTGAGTTAATAGGGGAAGTCTGAAGGGCTATTGATGCGGATTAATGGCGAATAGGTACGGCATTGCCGCCAAAGGATTCCTGATTACTACTAGAGATAGAAAGAGAGTAGAGAGGGAATGCTAATAGCCTGAGACTATCCCTAATTTTATTTGGTGGTTGCTCTTCATTTCGATACAAACAATCACGCCGGTTTGTTTTTGTATTGGCTTACCTATGCCATTCTATCTTCCTTAAATGCTGATTAGAGGAAGCTATAGGCCTAGTGTTTATGCGGGTCTCAGCGATAGTAAGCACTAACTATTTCACTGTATGTATGTACAGGTTTTGGCTGGCGGGGGGGAGGGGGTGCGGGAGACAAATTTTCGGCAGT